TGAGAAGGGCTGGCAAGGGAAGCCGCCGCAAATAAGTCCGGGGCTGGGATCGGGGAGCTCTTCTCGTCTGACATTTCGTATATCTCCAAGTACAGGAACGTCGGGCCAGTGGTGTTTCAGCACCGCCTGGCAGTATGGCTCATTCTCCACGAAGCATGTAGCACGAAAAAAACCGGTGGCTTCGAGCCCTAGCGCAAAGCCACCGATCCCTGCGAACAGATCAAGCGTTGTGATCATCCCATGCCGGCAAAGATGCCAGCGATAAGACTACCCAACGCAATCAGTGCAAAATATTCCCAGCCCATTCTTCTCTCCCAGTGTTTGCTGTTGCGGATTTTATTCCATACTTTTTTAATCATAACGGCTTTTCTCCCAAAAATAAGGGGCAATCTCAGGCTCCTGGTGGGTAATTGTACGGACAGTTATCCACGAAGGGCCTGAGAATTACCTCAAATAATGCGTAAATCTCTCATGTCCTGTGGTTCTCTCCGATATCACGGATCTCTCCGGCTGTGTGGTTCTCTCTCAACTTGTGGATCTCTCTCTGTCCGTGGTTCTCTCCTGGTTCGTGGATCTCTCAATCTTATTGGTTCTCTCCTCGTCAGTGGATCTCTCTGCAGTTGTGGTTCTCTCTGCTTTTTTGGATCTCTCATTCCACCTGGTTCTTTCATGAAATATGGATCTCTCGCTACCAATGGTTCTCTCTCAGAATTTGGATCTCTCAGCGCATTTGGTTCTCTCCACGTATTTGGATCTCTCTTTCCACTTGGTTCTCTCATCCGTGGATGGATCTCTCTTTCAACATGGTTCTCTCCACAGCTGTGGATCTCTCTCTGTCCGTGGTTCTCTCGCCTTTTTTGGATCTCTCGCGGCCAATGGTTCTCTCTTCTAAGATGGATCTCTCCTTTCTCGTGGTTCTCTCAATCTTGGTGGATCTCTCGCTGTTCATGGTTCTCTCGCATTTTCTGGATCTCTCAGCGACAGTGGTTCTCTCAAGTCTCTTGGATCTCTCCTCCGCTCTGGTTCTTTCGCTTCGTATGGATCTCTCGCTGTTCTTGGTTCTCTCTGCCGTCCTGGATCTCTCGCAACCCGTGGTTCTCTCTGTCCACGTGGATAATTACCAATTAGGCTCGATCTTGTGGGTATGACCCGCATGGGCCATGACGTAAGGAACAGGGGCCTTCTCTCCCGTTTCCATCTCGTACCAGATCTCATGCAGATGGGCCAAGAACATCTTAACCGCGTAACGCTTGGCTCTGGCATGGATGTGAGCGGGGGGAAGCTTACCCTTGGAGTAGGCTTTGTAGGCGTCCGTAGTTTTACCAATGTTAAACTTCTCCAGTTTGGCTTTCGCCTGGTCGGCAAAGTCGCCAGCCTCGTTCTTGGCAAGCTCTATTTCCTTACGCTCCCTGTACAACTTCCCGTAGAGGGACTTCTCATTGCCAGAGACTTTGACAAAGCTTTCCCCAAGCTTCCAGCAAAGGGTTTTCAGGGACGCATTAAACGGACGCTTCTCTCCTTTTTTCCACTCACTGGTGGGGTCAAGACCTGCATACTGCCAAATGGCCCCAGCCGTTGTGGCTCTGGTGATATCTATGTGGGCCAACAAACCAGCCGCGATAACAGGGCCAACACCCACAACCTCCCGCATCCTGGAACCAAACGGGTGGGTGAGAGAATAGATGTCCAGTGCCAGTTTAATGCTTTCCTCAAGGACGCGGTTCTCAACGGACAACCACTGTAGAATATCGTGCGGCTCACCAGACTCCGTAAGTGCGCGGATCTGGTTATTGGAACGAATACGCCCCTCTTGCATTGTGTAATAGCTATCAACGAGAAACCGGGCCTCTCCCGTAGAGAGGGCTTCCCCAGCTTTGACCATGTCGCGGGTTAATTTTTGCAGCGGCACACGGATCGCGGTTTGTTCAGCCCGCCGCTCAAGGGCGGCTGTTTCAACACGTTCTTCAAATGTCATGAGTTCTTCCTTTCTTTTATTTAAAAGGCCATTCGTCAGCCAGATGCTTCGGAACTTCCCCTTCGCTATCGCACAGTTGACATTGGTCCACGCTTGGACCTTTTACGTCTGGATCACCCTCTATGGTGTATCCATTCCCACTACACGCGGGACACGGAACATTTTTCTCTTGGTTACTGGACATGGTTCTCCTCATACACCGCCAACGCAAACCCACGCGGGGTTGCTGAACGGATGTTCTTGGTTCGTAAAGATTTCCCGCCCGTCTTCGCTTGTACGGGAGAGTTGTTACGACCCTTGGTTGGGTCAATGCGGTTGAATACCACATTCTCGTAGTCCACGGCCCTTGGTTCAGGCATACGGAATCCGCATCCCGTCCACAGGCAAGTGCGTTTCCTGTACGCATCCCGTGGGGGAATGACCTCTGGATATCTTGGATGCTCATCGTCTTCCGGCAGATACCCGCCATACTGGTATGGATCAAAACGGTAATCAGGTTTCCGCCACAGTCGTGGAACGGCCCCGTTTGGGTTCTCAATGTAGAACGGACAACGGAACGCTTCCGCCAGTATAGCGGCTTCTTTCAACCGACCAACAGCTTCTGTCTGGAAATGTGGATTGGCTTTTGCCTTCTTCTTCCAGTGCAACGCACCCGCCGCACTCAAATCCGTGCAAGGGGGGAACGCCGACAGGAATGCCACGTTGTCCGCTCCATGGCGTACAAAAATATCCATAAGGGTATTGTGCCTGTACAAATCCGCGTACACATATTTTATATTTCCCTCTACCCGTAGCGGATCGTAGTCGTGCTGGATGTCATACGCGAAGCACTCATATCCAGCCTCTGCCCATGGACGAAGAGCTTCGCCCGTGTAATCATACAGAGATATGACTTGGTTTTTCATTATGCCGACATCCTTTCTACAACGATGTCCGCTGGAAACTTGTACTTCTTGCCATCGCAAGTTGTTATAACAGGATACTTTCTCCTCTTGGTATCCAAACCGATGATGGTATGCATCTCTAGATTAGAGAGGAATTTCTTCCCTATCCACGTTGCATCCAGACCAAACCTATTGGCATATTTTTCCCATTCCTCTGCCAATGGATCATGGCCAACCAACGATGCCTCTAGTTTTGTAGTAAACGTACTGGCATCAAAACGGATATTTCCGATTTTCAACTGGATGCCCAGTTTCTCTTGCAGGTCGTCCAATGAAGATTGAAGTTCCTTACGCACCATCTTGAGGGTAGGCTTATCAAATTTGGTGATAGCTTTTGACATGACTTTTTCCTTTGTTAGTTCTACTTTCATGAGGAATAGTAGCAAAAAGGGTGATTGTGGTCAATCATCAGATTACAGGTAATTATGACGGGACATAGCCTACAGAACAAGCTGTACGCCCACGAAGGGGAACGGAACGATGTCCTGGTACAGTGGGACAGGAAGTTTGGCCGGAAAATCAAGGCTACCGGGCAACGGTTCGATGACCGGGCGGTATATAGCAGCGATTTGAAAAAAAAGAATTTAAAAACGAAAAAAATGTCAAAAAAAGTGGGACAAGTGGGACGAACAGTGGAAAATGGATAAAAAACCCCGGAACACGGCCAAATATCCTCGTCCCACTTTTCATGATTCTCGTCCCACACCGTCCCAAAAAGACCAGTATCGTCCCAGTTTTCTCTAGCCGTAGGGCATTTTGAATTTTGTAAAAATAAAATATACTATGAATTTGCTGCTATATAGGAGCGGAGATGAAAAGAAGAATAGAACGCAGGGCTGAAGAAATTGAAGAGTCGCATGGCCGGAAACTGACAAACCGTCAGAAGGAGTTCGCTCGGCATTTTGTTGATGGTACTCACTCCAATGCGGAATGCGCTCGATTGGCCGGCTATGCTGATACAAATGGGGTTGCCAAGATCCAGGCTCATAAACTTTTGGATGCAAGTACCTTCCCGCATGTAGCCGAGTACATAACAGAACTAAGAGAAGAGAAAGAGAGGAAGTATGGAGTTACTCTTATGGGTCAGCTTAAGAGGCTTCGAGACTTATCTGTAAATGCGGAAGAGGCGGGGCATTTCTCTGCTGCCATAAATGCAGAGAAGACACGTTCCGCACTGGGTGGGTTGACAACAGATAGACGAGAGACAAATCATTTTCACGCTATTGAAAATATGAGCCGTGAAGAAATAGAAGGCAGACTTGCAGAGCTTCGCAAGACACACCCGACAGCATTTATTGATGCAGACTACAAGGTGATAGATGGCGCAGAAAGCGGAGACACTCCTGTGGAATCGTCTGAAGGCAAAGATACCAAAGCACTGGAACACCACACGGATTGAAAACCGCTATGGCGGCGGGATACCAGACGTTCATGTGTGTGCAGAAGGTAGTGCGTTCTGGGTAGAGCTCAAAATAACCAAAGGTAACCGGATAAATATATCCTCGCACCAAGTTGCGTGGAATTACGCCTATTATAAATCGGGAGGCGTTAGTTTCTTCTTAGTCCACCCCCTCTCTTCCCCCAACCTATATTTGTTTGGGGGGGACCAAGGTCGGGGGTTAGTGATGCATGGGCTGTCGGGAGTCGGGTCGGGGTCGGGGGTTCCATGCCTCTGGTCGGGGTCGGATTGGTCGGGGCTCCTGGACCGGATGCTCGAGGTCAGTCGGGGTCGGGTCGGGATCATGAACCATGGTTCTGGGTCGGGGGTCAGTCGGGTCGGGTCGGGGGTCAGTCGGGTCGGGTCTGGGGACAGTGGTTCGGGAACCGGGGACGATGGCGAACCCGGTCGGGGATCGGCAACATGGCCGGGGCCTGGGGTATAAAAAAAGCTCCCACCCCGGCATGTCAGCAGGGTGGGAGCT